AAACAATCAACAAAATTAAGCAGCTTTTTGAAGCGGCTGCGCCTGAGGTTGGTGTTGCACCTGTTAGCCCTGATGTCACTGCGTTGACTGATTATATCCTGCAAGACGGGACAAAGATCAGCGTTGACAAATTAGAGGTTGGCGGTATGGTAACAATCAACGGCACACCGGCTCCAGATGGCGAGCATCAATTGCAGGATGGCACAGTTATCCAAACCAAAGACGGCGCAATCTTAGAGATTAGCACACCGGCTGAGGAGGTAGTTGATGAGTCAGTTACAACTGACATGGCAGCTGAGAAAATGGCAGCAATCGACAAAACTGTTGCTGAGAATTGCGCTAAGATCAAAATGATTGAGGAGACAATGGCAAAGCAAAACGAGGCAATCAAATCAATGATGGCATTGGTTGAGAAGATGGCACAAGCTCCGATCAGTGAGCCGGCTTCAACTGTCAAAAACCAGTACACATCACAAACACCGATGACCAAAGACGAGAAATTTGAGGGTATTGTTAACGCAATCGCTCAATTGAAAAAATAATTTTAACCTATTAAAACTAAACAAAAATGGGATTTAACGTATCATCTCTCGCTGATTATACTATTCAGAACGAGAAACTTTTGGTGACAAAGTCACTATTCGATGCTAAAACGCAAAGCGTTATTCAAGCATCAGGAAATGTAATGGCTGGAGTAAAATCAGCTGAAACAATTAACGTATTGGATACCGATGCAATTTTTCAAACTGGTGGTACATGCGGTTTTAACAGCAGTGGCAGCAGTACGTTCACACAGCGCACATTGACAGTGGGCAAATTTAAGGTACATGAGTCATTGTGCCCTAAGACATTGGAAACCAAATATACTCAGCTCGCTTTAGCGGCCGGTAGCAATCCTCAGGCCATTCCATTCGAGCAGCAGTACACTGACTTGAAAGCTGGCATCATCGCTGAGCAATTGGAGACAGCATTGTGGCAAGGTATAACAACTTCAGGAGATGTTAACCTAAACAAATTCAATGGTATTGCAAAATTACTTTTGGATAGTGGTGTGAGCGTAAATGGTAACACAACCTCAATCACTGTTGCAACTGGCATCACTGCATCAAATGCTTTGACAATCGTTAAGAACATTAAGAATGCTTTGCCTGCAAGAGTAAAGGGTAAAAAAGACGTGCGTATTTGGTGCGGATGGGATACATTTGATGTGTTGGTTGATGCGTATGTAACAGCTAATTACTTCAACTATGGTGCTGCCAATTTGATGTATGAGAATGGTGAGTTTGTTATTCCCGGCACAGCTTACAAAGTAACTGCGGCTCATGGTTTAGATGGTAGCAACAAATTGTATGCAATGAGAGATAGCAATTTGTATCTTGGTTGCGACATTTTGGGTGAAGAAGATAAGTGGGAAATTTTCTACGCAAAAGAAGCAATGGAGGTGAGATTTGTAGCAGAATGGAAATTAGGCGTACAAATAGCGTTCCCAGCGGAAACAGTGAGCTTTATATTAGTACCGTAATTGGATAGTAACAGTGGAGGAGACATTGCGCTCCTCCCATTTTTAAAATTTTAAATTTTTACATCATGCCATGCGCATTAACACAGGGATACAACCTCGACTGCCGCGATAGTATCGGAGGTATAAAAGAGGTATATTTTATGGAGCTTGGAAATTTAAGCTCATACACTGAGGCATCTGGTGTGGTTACTGCCATTACCAAAGCATCAGGAAAAAAGTTTTACAAATACAATTTGGTGAAGCAAACAGCTATGTTTGAGGATACATTGACCGTATCTGAGGAGAACGGCACTGTATTTGCTGATCAAAAGCTGAGCATTGTTTTGAACAAATTGCAAGCAAATACACGCAACGAATTACTTTTGTTAGCTCAGAACCTATTGGTTTGCGTTGTCGCTGATCGTAACGGCAAATACTTTATTCTTGGTTTGACCAATGGTTTAGTAATTACAACCGCTAAAGGTGAGACAGGTACAAAAATGGGCGATCGTAACGGATACACAATAGAGTTTGTTGGTGCTGAGCCATCACTCGCTCAGGAGGTATCATCAGGCATCATCGCTGGATTGACTTCATAAGATATTCC